GCCATCTGCCCCAATGCTCCCTCTGTTTTGTCGCCGCGCAAAGGCCGGTCATCCGGCGGTGAAGCCTCCGTTCTCCGTCTGACGCGCGCAGCCGACTCCATCGCCCTAGAGTCGTAACCCGTACGCTTTCGGAGGAAACCATGCGCACGTTGCTCAATGTTGCCGTAACAGCATTTCTGATCTTTGCTGCCTCATTTGCATTAGCTCAAGACGCTTCCGTTCAAATAGCACAGCCTTGGGCCCGCGCGACGCCGGCGGGCGCTAGCACGGGCGCCGTTTATCTGACCATCACCAACAAGTTGCACGACGCGGATCGCTTGCTCAGTGCATCGTCGGATGTAGCGGACAAACAAACTACAAATTCACGAGATCAAGGTCGTCAACGGCATCATGGAAATGCGCGAAGTTACGGGCGGCTTATCTGTCGCTGCTAACGGTTCGGTCGAGCTGAAGCCGGGCTTGTAGACATCACCCATTACCTGCTTCCCATGCCACCTATCAATCACGGCGCGGACTCCGGCAATCCAGCCATCCCAGTACGGCGTGCACCAGTGTTCATCCATGCAAGCCGCCAGCTCCCCCGTCATCGGCTAGAATTTCGTCAAACCGATGATGCTCCTCCTCCGTCGCGTCCTGATACAAACCAGATGTTTAAGCACAAGCTCAACATCGGCCATTACGCATCCCTCTTCGGCCCACGCAATGCCAGCAGCAATGCCGCGTTTAGCTTCCCGCACATCCCGAGCCACCAGCGCGATGGCAGACACAGTAAGGGAGCTGGTGCAAGTTTTCGATCGTGAAAGTCCTTGAGCCACTGCGCAGTAAAAGTCTTTGCTTCCGCTTCTGTCAGGTCCGACATTTTCAAATCCAAGGCTTATGGCGACCGTACGGGAATATGAAACTCTCTGACCGCTTGATTGGATAAAACGAACCGTCGCGGCCGATCACGTTGCCATTCTTGTCGAGCCTATTGCCGTTGGCATCGTGCGGGCCGCCTCTCGCGCCGAGCGAATGATAGATCGGCTCCGGCTTGTAGAGCTCGCCGGGCGTTTAGTTATCGTGAAACAGACGCTTTACGTTCTCAAGAAACGACATCAGCGATTCTCCCTCTTGCCGTGCGGGTAAATCCAGCTAGCCCTATGCTGCGCGGCGACGCGTTCCTGATTTTCCAGCTCACGCCGCGTATGCTCTGCCCAATAATCCTCCTTGACCGGCGCCGGCTTGGTGTCTTCGGGAAAGACATTAGACGTCGGCAACGTGGGCGGAACAGGCGGTGCGGTCGCCGGTGACGGAATTTCACGCTGCGACCTTAAAGCATTCCAGCTGTGGTCGGACAGACTGTAGACGCCAAACCTGAGCGCGGCGCCGGTGGCGATGATCGCCGTGTCCAACGCCTCGTTATCCTGCCTGTCGTCTTTGATCCAACGGTACACGGTAAAGCCGTGGTTCTTAACCGCCGTCCGCCGCTCCGACGTCAGCTCTTGGAAATAATCATCGCCGAGACCCGACGGAAACGAGACAAAGCCGCGCGCAGTCGGGTCATCCTTCTGCAAGTCGCGGTACAGCGACATTTTCAGCCCCGAAACGCCCAAATGGTAGAAGCGCCGAGAACGCGCAAGAAGCTTGCCGGCCTCATTCCTTTCGCGCTTGACTAAAGCGAGGCGCGGCGCAGCATCATCACCGCGGCCGCGCACCATGATCAGTTTGTTCGACGGGTGCCGGCGGGCGAAGCTCCAAACATCTTCCGTCCAAGCGTTGCCGTCGATCGCGGCAAAATCAATGCCAAACTCGCGGCCGACGCTATTCTTCCATTTGCGCGTGAGCACCAGATCGAGATTGCGCTGGCAGTTGACGTCGCTGATGTGCCGGCCGATGATGCCGTAGTCGATCACGTAGCGGCGATATTCGGCGCCATAGCCGACCAACTGCCACTCGACCCGATCGATCTGACAATCAATTCCCAACATGTACAGCAAGGCCCCTTTTGGTATCGTACCGCGGATGTAATGCGACTGAGCCGCGCGATCGCGCAACGTTTCCCACGGCGGCGATTCACCTTGCGCCCGAAAAGCCTTGCCGACCGTGTCACAAGAAAAAGTTTGCTCAGCACCGGGATCGCCACGGGCCTTGAGCCATTCTTGGGCAATACGCGACCAACTCTGCAGATAGGAATACGCGCTCCAAATAAAGAACGATCGATGTTCACGCCGCGCTGCTGGATTCTGTGCGCGCCACTCGAAACCGGCGAGCATTTGCGTGCGATGATGCTCTTCGATCACGCCGCCACAGGCGCCGCAGGTGAAGTGCGCATGCTCTGGATGTTCAGGATCAAGATTGGCGAGCATATTGTCCCACTCGAGGACCTGCATTTCGCCGCAGTGCGGGCACGGTACGTAAGGCATTTCCATCGAGCCAAGCTCAAAATTGCGCGTGATCTTGCAGCCAGGCAGCACCAGCGGCGTGCTGATCTTCAGAATCTTGGCGAACTCGATAGCGCGTGTCCGATTGTCGGCTTGCGTCTCGGGATCTCCGGCACTGTTGGGCTCATATTTTGCCAGATCATCCTGAATGAGAAATTCTGCCGTAACGTGTGACAACGACGCCGGACTATTTGCTCCGGTGAGCAACAAGCGCGCCAATCCATCGCGCCGTTCCTTGAACAACACGTTATCGGCGCCATCACGCGCCCGCTGCGGGAATTGCTCGGCGACGATCGATGTCGCCCGCATCATCGGCGACAGCTTCATGCGGCTAAATCTGCGTGCGTTGTCGTCAGTGGGGTGGCAGTACATGACGGTACCGCGACCCATGATCAAAGAGCCGAGGGTGAAGAGCTCGGCGAGGGTTGTTTTCCCGATTTGGGCCGAGCTTATCAACGTCACAATGCGGCACGGATCAGCCGGTGACAGAGCGCGCAAAATTTCGACGAAGTAGGGGAATTTGGACGAATCAAACGGTCCAGGGATCGGATCATCAAAGACGACGTGCCGCCCGGCGAAATCGAGGTAGTCAATGATTGGCGCCGGACGAAACGCAGCAGCGATCGCCGCGTGCGCCAGACGCTCCGAATTGGCGAGTTGCGCCATTAATCCATCTCCACATCCTCAACCGTCGCCGGTAACGCCTTAGCGATGCCACTCTCGGTCTTGGCAGTGCGCTCGCGGATAACGCGGAACGTGGTGCGCAGCACATGGAGCACATCGCGCGCTGGCACGTTGAACTTGCCTGCAACCGCCATGGCAAGCTCGCCGAGGGAGCCTTCGAACATGCCGACCATGCGGCCGGCGATACGGCCCATCTCTTGCTGTACGCCGGTGACCAGAACATAACGGCCGGCCTCGGCCTCCCGGACTGCGCGAGCATGCTCGTTGGCTAGGCTCAATTGCTCCAATCTGGCACGCTTAATGTCGTCTTCGACGGTGCCATCGTCGTCGCCGGAGGCAACACGAGCGCGACCATTGGCGCCGAGGTGCTGCGATGCATCCAAGTTTCGCCGCAGCTGCTTCTGCGCCACAGCAACCCGAATACGAGCCTTCGGGCCGCTGCCGACGATGGCATCGCCGCTGATCTTGCCTTCAGCGAGCCATTGGCTGACGCGCGGCTGGGACACGCCGGCAAGCACGGCGAACCGGCCTTTGGTCACAACATCTTCGGCTTCGGCCATCTTCGAAGGCCCGGATTAGGTCAACATAGCTTACCTAATTTAAGGCTTTGAAAATTAAACGCAACTGGCGCAGCACCATGGCCCGGCGGGTCTCGTCCCCACTCCCGGTTCGGGAAGAACCTATAGTTGTATATGGAGGAAACACTCCTTTATGGCGAGTGCTCCTATTCAGCGGCGCAGGCGCACGGCGCACATGCATCGGTGCGCGTGATCAGCGTGCTGATCGAGCACAGCGCACATGCATCGGTGCTGAGCGATGTTGATGGCGTCCGATGCGCGAGCGCATCTCGACGATCCACACCACCATCAGTATGACGCGTGCGCCGCTGATGTAGCACGTGCGCCAGCGCCGATGACACAATCAAATACATATTAGTCAACAACAGCAGGCACTTCCTGCATGTCGATGCGTAGATGTATCGGCCGTTACTACACAATCGATGGATCGATGCGTAGAAGTAGTTGCGCCGCAGTCGCTTCTGCAATCGCGCGCGCAAAATGTGCCGGGAAGTTTAGTAGGTTTGGGAGGTTTATTTGACTCGAGACAACTTTGGAGAACTGTGAATTTCACGGGTCGGGGAATCACACGTGTCAGCCAGGCGCATGGGCTGAAACAAACCTCCGAAACTTCCCAAACTTCCCGGCTCACTACTCGCTACATCGGCGGGTTTACTCGTAAGACAGGTCGTTAGTGGCGCCCTTCTTAGCGACCAGCTTGCCTTTACCCTTCTTGGCAGCCGGCGGCTTTGCTGCAGGCGGCGGAGGATACCGCATCATGTTTTTCATGGTGCCGGAAGTTTCTATTGTCTTACGCAGAATCAGAGTGCGCTCGCCGTCGCTGCTCTTGACCGGCTCGTCAATGTGAGACGTCAGCCGCTTACCGGTAGATCGCACCGAAGCGGTGAAGCCGGTTTCCGCACCAGGAAATAAAAACTCGCGCAGTGCCACTGCATCTGAAAGAACAAACGAGCCTTCACCGTTCATGTAGTCGGTCACTTCTTTCGCATGGAAAGCATTTGGCCACCGCTTAGCCAGAATCTCTAATGTGTCAGCCAGCGACAGAGCATCTTCGTCGTCTGCTTCCTCCTGACCGACGAACAGATTCTGAAAGTCGATCTCTTCATGCGCTGGCTCAAGCAACCCAGCGGCATGCTCGACCGCTGATCCGACCAGCCTCCACCACATTTTGAAACGGGTCTTGCCCGGCGCGTTGCGCGCCGCCTTGAGCTGCGGATTGCCGAGCAGAATGGTGTAGAGCGCGCGCAGCAATTGGCCGCGATGGCGGTCAGTCCAGCCAACCGGATCCGGATGTTTGAAGTCGCGGTTCTCAGGATCGGTGCGGTCAACATTGATGCGGATGCTGAGGCTACGCGAAGCAAGCTCACCTTTCGGGCCGATGTTGTTGCCGGTAAAAATGTGTATGGACGACGCCGCGGTCGCGATCGCCTCGCTAACACCGAGCTTGCGGTCGATGTAGAACTTGGCCGTGCACGACTTCTCAATGTGCGGGCAAGAGATCGCACTGCCACGGGCGATGTTGTCCCACAGAATGTAGGCCATGCCATAGAGGAAGTAGCTCAGCAGCGCCTTGCGCCGCTCCTCCTCGTTAGTGGACCATGCTGCAGCCGCCGGCAGGACGCCGAGCACTGCCATAATCAGCATGGCAATGAGCGTGGTTTTCCCACCGCCGCGGTGCCCGGCAGTGACGAAGAACGCCGGCCGCTCGTCGAGCAGAGAGCGCTCGATCAGCGTCAGTGCGAGAGCGATGGCAATACATTTGTTGGCGAAACTGGCATTCACATCGCACAGCCAAACATCACAGAGATACTGCATCGCCTCGCGCACCGCCGCTTCATTGCATTCCTTGGGATCAGGAATAGGCGCGCGCACCTCATCCGGAATGTAAAACTCGATGCCGCGCAGGCGATCGAGGCCGGGCGGCGCGAGCAGAACGCCGTCGGCCAAAACGATCGGCAGCGTCGACACCGCGACGCACAGCGGCAGCTTATCATCGCGCGTCATGAAATGCCGGACGAACGACAACCGCAGATGCACCGATTTGCCGGTCTTCGGATCGACGAAATCGATGTATTTCTCGATCATCTCGGCGGCTTCCATTTCGTTCATTTTGCAGAGCACATATTGTTCCGGCGGAGGCAACTTAGAGAGCTCATCGGAATCCTCCGCCTCGGCATTACCGCCGCTGTCTTTGGTAAAGGCATGAGTGTTGGGAATGCGGACCTTCTTCACTCGCATGACGCCGCTGTCGATATCACGCTCCGGTGGGTGAAGATGAGGAATGTCGTGAAGCACTTCTTCGAGAGCGCCCATCTGATCGAGCCAGGGCGCGTCTTCTTCCGGATTGTTGACCTCCGGCCGCGGATCGTTGCGCGCGGCAGCGAGGCGCTTGCGCTCTAGCTTGGCCAGACGAGCGGTATGATTTTTCTTCGCCTCCTTGATCATCGTCGTGACCGAGCGCGCGGCCGCGCCGGAACGCTCGATCGCCAACTTGCGCAGCTTGTCTTCCTCGACGTCGCTCAGCTCGGCGGCCACGACCAGCTTGACGAAGGTCTCGACCACATCCTCCTTGGTGGCAGCCTCGATCTCCGCGCGCACCGCCGCGGCGTCGAGCTTGAGGTGATAGATGGCGCCACCATGAGCGAAGCTTTTGATGAATACCGAGCCGTCCGGCCGGCGCAGGACCTTGGCGCAGGTGGGTCCATACTCGACACCCTCGTTCGGATCGGCCAGCACGGCGTTGATGAACCGCTCCGGATCGGCCAGGACGTCGCCGACGGTACAGCCCGCAAGCTCATCGTCATCGAACGGCAACACAACGTCGGGCAACAGGATGCCCTCGCACTGGTGCTCGATGACTTGCCGGGCGGCGGACAACGACATGCCGGGCTTGCGCGCGACCATCTCCTGCGCCTTGGCATCAACATAGGCGGCGCGGACCTTCGCCACAGTAGCGGCGAGCCGCTGCTCTTCCTTCGCCAACAGCTCCTTGAACTTCGCGGTCTCGACGATCGTGAGCGGCGGGAACACGGCGGACGTATCGAGCACAACGCCGGCTGTCGCGACCGGCTGCCGGCTGTCCTGGTCCTGCCGAATCGGCTTGATCAGAAGCGGCGCGCCCTCGAACACCAGCCGCTCGGCGCCGAACACCATGCGATCGATCGGTGAGCGCTCTAGCAGGGCGCCGGACTTGCTGACCATCAGCCAGCCGAAGCCGGCGAGCCAGCAGCGTTCATGAAATCCCTTGAGGAAGCGCTCGATATCGGCGCCGTCCATGACGGCGAGATAGATGTGCAAATTGGCCGAGCCCGGCAGCTCCTCGCCGGTATCGGAGCGCGACAGTCCGGAACTGGTCGAACGCCGCTCGACACGCGCCACGCCTTCGAGATCCGGCAACACGGTCACCAGCGCCTGCCAGATGCCGCCCGCCCGCTCGATCGCGGCCGCGACCGTGTCGGGCATGCCCTTCGAATCGGTGTCGATCAGGGCGAACGCCGGCTGTCCGGAGCGGTAGACCACATCCTCCGCGGTGCGCGCGATGACGTCCTCGGCGCCTTCCTTCAGCTTGACCTTGGTGACGACCTTGACCTCGTCGGGCAGTCCCTGCCGCAGCGCGCCGAGCACGATGGCCTGATCGGATTCGAGACCCTCGATCAGCGCCGCCAGCTCGTTCACGCCGGCGATCGGCGCACGGCGCGCGGTGCCGCTCGCCATCCTGCAGGCGCTGCCGTCGCTATTGACGGCGCCGTCCTCGGCCAGCGAAATCCGCTTGGTCAGCAGGCCGCTCTGCGTCGTGAATACGGTCGGTTCGAAGGCCGGACCCTGGTGCTGCGCCGGCACCGTCTTGCGAGCCTTGAGCAGGCGCTGGAGCGGCTCGCCCGCGTCGGTAGGTATAGCTTTAGCCACGGCAATCATTTCGGCCGCAGCGGCGAGCAGGAGTTTGATCTTGTGCTTGAAAGAGAGCGGCGACTTGTGTAGCCTTCCCATCGATCACCTTTGACTGCCGATGGCCGGGCAAAGGCCATCGAATTGATCTCGACCGATCATCCAAGCAGGGAAGCCCCGGGCACGTTCCGGGGTTTTCCGTGTCTGGTCTTTGCTGGGAAGCTGAATCAAATCTACGCCACCGCGGCGCCGGTGCCAAGCCGCGTCCGACCGAAACTGCTGAAGAATCTCTCCCATTAGGCCACGCGCGCGCCCGCCGGCCGCATCATTCTGCGGCGCCGGCGTCGGGGCGCCCCATCCGTTCGCGTAACCGCGCCGAAAGGTTCGGCGCCGAACTGTCCCTGACCCTTAAATCGTCGCGGCAGAGCAGTCGGCCGATGCGCCGCTCGAAACAGCTGACGCACAATATGCCACCATCGTCCTTCATCACCGGCTCTGCCACACAAGCCTGATGCCAAAGCTCATTGGGCACGTAGAAGTCTTCGCCTTGGCACCACGCGCGCCGGCCGCAATCGGCACATTCATCGTACCATTGCAGCGCCTTGAGTTGCGCCGGCGTCATCGTGCGCAACGCTTCAAGCTCCTTAATGCACAGAGCCAGAAACCTATCGTCGCGCTCAAGCCAGTACCAATAGAGATCCGCCAGCATCGCTTCGAGCCGCTCCTCGGTCATCAGCCTTACCGGCAGTAGATGCTCGTCGACGACAGCCAGTGTCTTTGCGAGCGCCATGTGATCGATATCTTCCTCGATCATTTCGCGGACGAGACTATCTAGTTCGAACATGTCGTCTTCGTGCGGACTGTCCATTACGACTTATCCTGCGTGATTGCCAGGTCGCCGACGATGCCGGTGAATTCCCGCGCCGAGAATTTCGTCATGATTTCTCTCCTTCGTTGGACTGATCCCTCTGCCGGACGATCTGGTATCCGTTTTTATGCAGGTCGCTGATGATCACCATGGCGAGCCGGAGATGCGGCGTTGATCCGGCGGCCGCGACCCGCAAGGCGATAATCTCCTCCGGCCGCTTGCGAGGTGGCTGTTGCGGCCGCGTGAAATCAGACACCGGCCGCGACCCCTTTCTCTTGTATCGGTTTTGCGCCGCCAGCCATTGCGAGCAAACCCAGCATGAAAACCGGGCGTGCTCTGGTTGGTCATTGACATCATCTGACGAATAGCTTTCGCGCTCTTGGCTTCGTAGTCTCCGCAGGCACATCGGACGACCCATCGCCCGCCGCGGTTCCTTCCGCCGGAGTCGGCCAGAAAACCGACCACGGTGAATCTGCCGAATTTCTTCCCGGTCATGTCGACGTCGTCCGGAAATACCGGATTGCCGACAAAGGGCTTCATTGGCGGCGGCGCATCCCAGTGCAACAAATCCGGAGGCATCGGATTAGCCGGCGTCCAGTGTTCGCCGCGGCCGACAACCTGGGCCGCGGTGACGTTGGCCGGCGCGCGGCCAACGAGTCTGTCGAAGTCGGTCATCTTCTCTGCTCCTCCGTTGTGGGGATTCTGAGGGCCGCGGCCGAGACCGCGGCGCCTCTTTGTTGTTAGGCGCGCCGGCGTGCCGCGCCACGACGCGGCAGTTTGACCACTTTCGTCACCGCGGCGTCACGAGCGGTTTCCAGCTCCGCCTGATGAGCGGCTTCCACCGCGGCCTGCGAATACCAGCCAATGACGTTGAGCTTGGGATAATGGAACGTGACAGGGTGGCTGACGTAGCCGCCCTGATACGATCCGGCATCCAGCTCGATCATCGGCAGGTCGTCGGGCGCCGTGCCTGCGTGCGCGGCGTAGACCTGGCAGAGAACGCCGAAGCTCTCACTTCCAGTAGGGAGGCCATCGTCGGGCGCGCGGTCATCGATGACGAGGCGGTAACAAGTGTCGCGGTACTCGTACTGATCGTTTTCGAGATCCCACAAGACGAGATCCTGAGTGAGGCGCCACGGGTCTAGTGGATAGCCTTCCTTCGCCATGTCGGGCCAGAGGTTCCTATCAAAATCGCCGATCTCGTCGCGCATCGGCGGCTGGAAGCCCTCGCTCAAGAGCCCCATGACCTCCTTGACCGGATAGCCGCTGTCCCAGCGGACCCAGCCGATACGCGCCGTTGGCATGTTCGCGACCAACTTCATGCCGCTGAAGTTGACATCGCGATTGTCGATCAGATACGTGCCTTCGTTGAACCGCAACGCCGGCATCGATGAGGCCGAGAGGCGGCCGAACTCTTCGAACCGTCGCAACACAGTTGTGTTGATAGTCATAACACTCATACTCCTCTATCTGCGCGGGGAAGCCCGCCCGCGCGCGGGTCATTCGTAACAAAGATCGCCCATGTTCAGGGGCTTGAACTTCCGCCGCCGAAAGCGTGGCGGCGTAACAACAACTTGCCGGCGCTTCTGATAGAGCCACATGCGGCTGAGATCGAAACGCCGGTGCCCATGCCGCGTCGGCTTGCGGCGTTGCGCACGGCTCATGAGCCTGTGCACCTCGTCGAAGCTCAAGACTTTTTGTTGAATCAGTTCCTCGGCCACGATCTCAATTTGCGGCCAGATGCGCGCGACCAAAGCGGCGGCGCGAGCGCGAAAGCGAGAGTGATAGGCGTCGAGCGTCTTGCGACTGACAAGCTTTTTGGGTGGATACCAAAACTCGCGCCTGCAATTGCTGATCCCCTTGACGAATGGAATACGCGGATCGTCAAAGTTCGGCGGCCCGGCAATCAAGCGCTGCAGCCAAGCATCGGCGGCGGAACGATCCGAGTGGCTGTCATAACAAAGGTCGGTCGTACCGGCTGCGACGCGACACTGCGCGGCGATGCCGGCAAAGTTCGTCACGATCCTGCGCTGAACCAGAGCAATGATGCGCGGGTCTTTGCTCTTTTCTCTGAGCAGCTCCCAAGTTGTGTCCACGTCGCCCCAATTGATTTCGCCAAGCGTGCGCCTGTTTTGTTTGGGATCGATATAGAGTTTTTTGAACCGCAGACCGAGCGCGACGGCACTGGCTCCATGGCCTGCCTCATGAATTGCCGTCGTGTATTGTTGCTGGATAAGAGCACTGCGGCGCGCGGTCATGCTGATAGTTCCTTCAAGGCGCGGCGCGCGTCGCCAAGCGCACGCTTCATGTTCGGCCCGCGCGGCGAGTTTGAAATGATGATGAAGCGAGAGCGGCCGGCACGCGAGAAAACGGCCCTGTAGTGAGTCGAGCCCGTCGGCCGGAAGTCGATGCAGGCGCCATGCTCGCGCGCGAAATCGACCAAGGCGCGAACGGTGTCGGACCTCAGCATGACGTGCCCCACGGGAACGAGCGCACGCCGCGCGGCGCGGGGCGCTTCTTCACAGGCACGTACTCAAGCTCCTCCTTTTTGGTTTGTTTGGTTCTGGCGGCACCAAGGCGATCCTCTGGCTCTTGTAGTTGCGACCGTTGTACTTGCGTCGCCTGGCGCGCGGTCATTTCGTTAAAGCTCGCCGCGTGCGGTCCATAGAGCGTAATCGGCCGCATCGAGCGCGCCGGCTTGCGCCAAATGAACCAGGAATGATTTTCCTTCGGACTCGCGCCCGGTCCCTCGAACCAGATGATGCGGCGGGTGAGCACGAGCTTGGCGTAAAAGGTCCGGCAATCGCCGAACAGATGGCGCCGCCCGGCCGCACAATCGAAGTCGTTCGGCAGGAGCATGGCGACGAATCCGCCGTCACCGATGCGCTCGATCGCCAGCTCGACGAAGCGGGCCGCGAGCTGATTACGTTCGCCGCTTGGCGGGTTGGTTACGATTCCGTCGCCATCGAACTGCGGGAACTCGTGCGTCGTGAAATCGAGTAAGCGCTGCAGCCGCGAATAGCCACGGTCCTCGATATCAGTGGCGCAGACGCGGGCGCCGGCAGCCCTGAGCGCCTCGGCCATCCGACCGTCGCCGCAGGCCGGCTCCAAAATACGCTTACCAGCAAGCTCGACATGCTCGGCCAGAGCCTCGGTCACCCATGCCGGAGTCGGATAGAAGTCGCGCGGCATGCGTTCGTAACTAGTCTCGTGCTTACCCATTACTCACACTCACTTCGGCCCTGACGCGGGGTGATCAGCGCGATCCGTGCACTTCAATATCGGCCGCGCCGTGCACATAGCGTTCACCGCTGCGCCTGCTTGCGCTCGATTGCCCGGATTGCCTTGGCACACTCCGGGGTGCAGCCCTTGATGTTGTCGCGCGCCGGAACGAACGACTTCTTGCATTCGGGATTCGCACAGATTTTGGGAGCGGCTTTCGGGCGAGCCTGCTTCCGCTCAAGCGCATAGAGCGCGTCGCGGTGCTCTTCACAGCAGCACGTTTGATTATTCTGCACCGCCTTGAACGGCTTTTTGCATTTGGGATAGGCGCACTTGCGGTCGTACTTGACATGCTCGTGCTTCGGCGCGTTCTTCCGCCGCAGCGCATTGTTCATCTGCTGCCGGCATAAATCGGTGCAGGTCTTGGCGTCGCTGCGGGACGACTGGAATTCCTTGCCACAGGTCGGGTTCTGGCAGATGTACGTCTGGTAGGTGCTATCGACCTCCTTGCCCTGAAACTCTTTGTAGCTGTCGATCTGATCCAGATACTCGCGCTGCGAGTCGTAGAGCGGATCGTCATCCTCGTCGCCCTCGTAATATTCTGGGTCGGGCCAGTCGTAATCATCCACGCTCGGGGCGTCATCTTCCAGATCGCTCTCGATACTGTTCAGGATCGGCTGGGCTTCATGCTCAAAGGTTTTGAGTGCAGCCTGCATCGCGTCGCAACACTTCTTGTGCGCGGCCCGCACCTTCTCGATATCGGCCTCGTGCTCCTCGTGCACACGCTCGTTGATCGACTGAAGTTCGTCGGCCACGTCGCCGGCGATGCCCTCGATGTTGTCCTCAAGGTCAATGTCGTAATAGCGTAGGATTTCGCGCTCGACGATTTTCACGAACTCACCGGGATAGACGGCTTCTAAAGCGTCCAACTCGGTCGCGTTATCCTCGCCAAAGCGCTCCTCGAACCTCGCCTTGCGCTTGTCGTCCTTCTTGAGTGGAATGCTCGGCAGGCGATCGTACTCTTCCTTTTGCTCGCGTGTGAGCACGATCGACCGCACCTGAAGATCAACATCGTGGTGCTCGGTACGAATAAGAAATTCGATCTTGCGCGCCACGGCGACCGGCATTGATAGGCCACCGGTATCAAAATCGCTGATGTAGAGAATGCGGACCGGCCGGCCTTCGGCGCGCTCCGTGACGCGTTGCATCAGCTCGCAGCAGCGTGTGTAGGTCATCTCACCAACGCCACGAATGTAATTGATGTGATAGCGTTCGAGCAGCGGAATGAGCAGCTCATCCATCGTGCTCTTCTCGATCATGACCTCCTGGTGGTAGCGCTGCAGGAGCACCGGCTTGTAGACCGCCAGCTCGGGGATCGAGAATTGCGGCAGCCGTAGCTCATACTCGGCGATGCCGCCGTTCGTCTGGATATCCGCGTCTTCCTCTTCGACCGTATCGTTGATGATCGGCGGCTCGCTACGCCGGTCGATAAACTCGGTGGGCTCGACCAGCCCAAGGAAGCGCGCGTCGAGCGCCGCCTTGTTCATAGTGTTCTCACACTCCTTCGTGTTCTTGTAGGTCGTACCGTCCACCATACGGATCGGACTGGTCTGGCTCACCAATGAATAATGAAAACCGTGCAGGTGGGTGCCCCGGATGCCGTAGCGCCGCCACAGCTTGGTGAACCATTCCGCGAGCGCCCGGCGCGACTGCCGATCGGCGGTAAACGGGTCGTTGCCAAGGACGACCAGCGATTCCAGCGTCCGGTGATTCTGCCGGGCGAACCGCTTCAGGTTCTCGTGGTTGATCTCATCGACCTCAAGGTCGATCTCGTCTTCGTCATCGCTCATCGGGATGACCACTTCCGGCTACACGCGGGGTGATGGACGTGATCTGTCGCGTTGAAGATCGACCGCGCCGTGCACCGTTGGGATCGAGCGCGAAGCTTCGACCAAGGTCTTGAAGACGCCGATGCGCTCGCCGGCCGCATCGTACGAAACGAACGCGGCGCCGATTTCCAGGATCGATCCGCAAAACTCCTGCCCATCAAAGACAGCGAGCGCATCATCGCGCGCCGACGGCGGCGTCTTCGTCTTGCGTTTGGCCATCATCACCCGCCGGCTCGTGACGCTGCGATTGCAGCCAGCTCGCCAAATCTCGCGGGTGATAGAGGACGGTGCGACCGGCCTTGTGATAGGCAGGGCCGCGCTTCTCGTAGCGCCAAGTTGCGAGTGTCGACGGCCGTTGCCGCAGGATGACCGCGGCTTCGTCGGTGGTTTTGAATTCGGCGGGGTCGTAGTCGTCGGTCGTCATGTCGATCGCTCCAGATTCGGAATGCGATCGCGGGAAGACCTAAAAATAAAATAGGCCCGCGAGCGCATGCGTTGCGCCGACGGACCTGAAGCATTCCAGCTAATGAGCTCTGGAAATTCAGATACGGTAGTTGGGCCGTGGGTCCCAGAAGTCCGCGATAACGCTTTAGCCGATGGCTAACCGGTCGCTTGTCTCATTGACTTCGGAATTGGCCACTAGCACCCTTTATATTGCCAGTCGCTGCAGGCTTCAAGCCGCTTCGTCAGTGTCAAAATCCGGCTATTTCCGGCGCCGCTTGAGCTTGACGACGTTCGCCGGCGCCGGCGTGCCGGCCGCGCCCTTTTCGATCGCGGCGGCCATGGCGGCGGCGATCTCGTCGTTAACCGTGGCAACCGTGTCGCGCGCCAAATGGGCATAGCGTTGGGTGGTCGCGGCGACCTTGTGGCCCAATAGCTTGCCGATCAGCACCAGCGAGACGCCGCGGTCGGCCGCCAGGCTGGCGAACGAGTGCCGAAGGTCGTGCAGGCGCACGTCGTCGAGGCCGCCAAAGGCGCGCGCCACCATCCATGATCGGCTTAGGTTCCGAAATGGCTGCCCGGGCACAGCGCCGGCGATCACGTATGGTCCGACCCGCGGCAGCGTCTTAAGCACCTCGACCGCGGCGTCGGACAAATGCACCGTGCGTGGAGTGTTTGTCTTCGAGTCCGGCAGTCGGATAATGCGGCGCCCAAAATTGACGTGTTTCCACTGGGCTGCGGTAATTTCTCCGGATCTGGCGCCCGAAAATAGAGCCAGGCGCAAGCCGGCAGCCGCATGCGGCCCGATCTTCCCTGCCCTCTCGGCCTGGTCGATCGCGTCCGCGGCCTTGCCGATCTCGGTCTCGGACAGGAAGCGTTCCCGCGCACTCTCCCGGAACATCTTAATCTTGCGCGCCGGGTTGCTGTGAACCGGCCGCAGTCCACAGTCTTCGGCGAACGTCATCAGCGCGCGGAACGTCGCGACGGTGTAATTGGCGCGCCGCGGCGTCGCCTGCATGTCGACATGCCAGCTAACGACGTCGCTCTTGGCCACCTTCGAAACCGGCATGTGGCCGAGCCGTGGCTTGATCTTTTGATCAATGAGCTTGACGTAATCCGCGATGGTGCGCGGCTTGAGTTTCGGCCGAACGTATTCGGCGAGCCATCGATCGGCGAGCTCCGAGACCGTCACGGCGCCGGCGGCATGCGCGGCCAGGCGGGCAGTCCTCTCACCGGCGGGATCCTTGCCGGCCCGGATGGCGTCGAGCGCGCTACGCGCCTCCCGCCGGGCGTCCGCCACTGTCATGTCAGGGTGCTGCCCGATCGACACCTTGCGGGACCGTCCGCCCCCGCTGGCCTGCACCAGGAAAATCTTCCGGCCGGCCGGCGTCACCCGCACGGCGAATCCGGACAGCATGGTGTCGAAGACGATGCGATCGCGCCCGTCGACAGGCAGTGCCGCGACCTCGGCCTCGGTCAACTTTTGCATTCCATCCCCGGGGATGACTTTTCCATCTATTTTGGGTATGAGTAACCGGACTTTCGGCGAGTATAAATGAGCAATAACAGTTCTCAACAGCTCCCCGGACGGTGACCTATGTCGACCGGTAAGCCTGCAAAACCGTTTACCCCGGTTCAATTCCGGGCGTGGCCTCCAGCTTTCGCTGCCGCGCAGTTTCGGCTTGGCGAC